CTACTGATCTACCTGACTAGCGAAGTGCTTCACCTGATACAGCGGGGACAGGCTCATAGCCGAGGCCAAATGCTCCGGCGATAGGTGCGCATACCGCATGGTCATCGTGATCGATGAGTGGCCGAGGATCCGCTGTAGGGTCAGGATGTCCCCTCCCCCCATCATGTAGTGGCTGGCGAAGGTATGGCGGAGAATGTGGGTCATCTGGCCCGGCGTCTGGAACCCGCAACGCTGATAGGCGCAGCGGAACGCGGCGCGGCAAGACATGAACAGGCGGCCAGATCCAGGCATGCCCACCTTGAATATCAACCTCTCCAACTCGTCCGGGATCGGCACTGATCGGCTCTGCCGATTCTTGGTCCGGTGATAGTGCACCTTGCCGCCATGCACAGCGCCCCGCGTCAGGCTTTCCGCCTCCTCCCAGCGGGCTCCCGTGGCGAGACACAACAGCGCGACCGGATAGGTATGGTTGTTCGTACTGGCCTTGCACTCTTCCAACAGCCGAGCGACCTGATCCAGGGACAGAAACGTCAGTTCAACCTGATCCGTCTTGATTTGCCGGACCTTGCCCAGCGGGTTTTCCTTGTGCCAGGAGCCCAGGCGAATCAGTTCAGAGAAGACCGCCGACAAGTAGCGTTGCTCGTGATTGACCGTCTCAGGCTTCACCTCGGTCAAGCGACGTTGCCGGTAGCGTGCCCACGCCAACGAATCGAACTCGAACGCCAGGGGGTTCCCTAGCCGCTTCGCCAGCGCCTCACAGCGCGCCAAGCGTTGCTTGCCATCCTTCAAGGTGCAGCCGTGGAGGTCATACCAAACCTTCACCAGATCGGAGAGACGGTCATCCAGCGGTCGGCCCGTCTCGCCCTTCACGGCGAAAAAATCCTGCTCATAGCGAATCGCGGCAGACTTGGTGGCGAAGCCTTTCTTGCGAATCCTGCGCCCGGAACGACCATTCTCATAGAAGTCAGCCGTCCACGTCTTGCCGTCCTTGCGTACCGTCATATCGCATATCCCTTGCGCAGATAGCGATCACACATGAGCTTGTGGATATGCCTTTCCAGATCGCGACGAGTCCAACCCTTGGCGAGATAGTGGTCTTCGATAACGTGCCAGAACTCCAATTTGCGGGCGGACTCAATAGCCTTTTTTGCCGGGACACGCTCCCGCGCGATCAGGCTCACGAACTGGCCGAGAAACATCTCGCAGTTACGCCCGCTAAAGCCCTTGGCGGTCTTGTAATAGCGCCGATACTCGGTGCGCTCGATCAGCGGATCGCACTCGACCTGGACGCGGGCGTCCTGGCTGATCAGGCTCCAGAAGGCGTCATACATGCCCTCCCGGGAGAGCACACGGAATGCCTCGCAGGCATAGTTCCACAGCCCCTGTAGATGCGGGCAAAGGCCCTCGTAGGTGCGGCAGCCGATGACCTCTCCCGAGGCCATACGCGAGCCTTCGGAGAACTGCTGGACGATGGAGTGGTGATAGCGAAACTCGATCCGCCACACCGTTTCCAGGGGGTTATAGGCCGGGTCGCCATCGCCGAACGGATCCCCATTCAGGGTCGCCCACACGCTTTCCCAATAGTCGAGCTTGTCGGTGGCCCGAGCCTGGAGGGTCTTGTTATAGATCGACAGTTGCAGGCCGTTGGCCGAGCCAAACATGTACGTCTCGCCACGCCCGTAGACCGAGGCGTTGCCGTCGAACTCGATCCGCTCGATCCCACTGATTTGCCGTACCCGACGCGAGCGGCAGTGCATGCGATCAACGAGATCAGCCGGAGGCGTCCAGCCCTGCACATCCAGCGCGATATGCACGGCTGCTTGGTTGGTCTCGCAGTGACTCAGCACCGCTGCGGCCAGGTCATCCAGCACGCCCTGGAGGATACGCGGATCGGCGCCGTCAATGGCGTGGGGCGACACCTCGATCTTGAGGTGCGAGCCAATGGTGTCGACCTTGATGTTGTGGTTCTTGATCAGCAGGATCAGGCCCATTTCGGCGTTCTGCAGGCGGTACTGATAGCCAGAGTCGCGACCGATACGGCCCTTGGACCATTCGTAGCCGGCGAACTCGACCACATCCACCGACAGGTCAAACAGCGCCATGACTTCCGGGCGCAACTTGCCGTTGTACAACTGCCGCACGGTGTCCACGCCGCACCGCAGGATGCGCACGCCTGACAAGTCGGTGAACTGTCCATTGAGCGGGTCCATGAAAAGCATCCCCTTCGGGGACTTGTGGAAATCCCCGTTTTCTTCGAGGACCAGTCGCGTTGGATGGATCGGAGTCTTCATGTTCTTTACCCGTTAATGAGGTTCTATGGGGTTGCTGATCGGGGGTTATCTGACGTGTTACAGGGGCGTCAGCCGCGCCTTCGGCCTATCGCTCATGCCTTGCGCTCCCGGCCGGCGGCGCGGCCCGCCCCTCATGGCGGCACCCCTACCGCCGCTAGCGCCGTCATCACCGACCACCAGTGATGCAGCGCCCAGCCCATCGCCACCGGAACGAGGAATTCCCAATCGATCATTTGTGCCTCCAGGGCCGCGAGGCGTATTCGGAATCGGGGACGATGGTCAGCGGCGACTGACCCCTGGCCGGTACGTCTGCGGACGCGGCGACAGGCGCTGCCGGAGCGATGCTGGCCACCGCGCCGGCCTGCCTCCCGGCACAGGTGACGGTCTGTTTCCAGTCCTCATAGCGAAGCTCTACGACGCACTCGCCCTTGGGCGTCACCCGGTAGCCGGAGCCGATCAGTTGCCAACTGGTGAGTTCCAGGCGCCGGCCCGTGGGATCCTCCAAGGCGAACATGTAAATGTCGCCCCGCGACTTGCGGTAGGCGTGGGCGAGGATGGAGATCCGCCGATCGGCGAAGGGATGGGCGTTCAGATCAACAGGCGCAGCAGCAGGCCCATCAGGTACAAGCCCAGGAGGAAGAAAGCTATTCGCAGCAGGACGCGCTGGAGCAGCCACAGCAGCGGGCGCAGCAGGGGCTTGAGCAGGGTCGCCAGGAGCGTCGGCAGGTGTCGCAGCAGCCGGACCGCCAATCGTGCGCAGAGGCCCCATATACCAGACAAAGCCAATAGTGCCGGCCAGCAATGCCAGTAGAAGAACCAGCTTAGGCGACCGGAAGAGGCTCTTGCCCGCCTTGGTGTCTTGGGTCTTGCCGGTGGCCGTGGACTGGTAGAGGGCGAAGGTCTGCTTTCGGATCCGCTTGTACTCGATGATGGTGCCATCGGCGGGCGGACGGTTGAGTTGGGCGTCATGCTGGGCCTCCTTGTAGCGGCCAGGGATGCCGATCACCGCGAGGTTGGAATGCTTGTAGGCCATCTCGCAGGTCATGCGGATATCGTCGCGGATGTAGGAGATGTTCGGCGTGGTGAGGACGATGTCCCAGTTGAAATGCCGGTGCCGGGTCCAGGCGTCGAGCCAGCCCATGGGGCGGTCGGCTGCGTGGGCCGCTTCCGGTCCACCGGGGTAGTCGAAGCGCTCGAGGTCTTTTTCCCGCCAGGACTTGGGAAACAGCAGTTGGGTTTCGTCGAAGATCAGGAAGGCCCCGCGGGGCGCCCACTGAAACCACGTGCGCATCTTTTCGAGGTCTTCCAGCGACTCCAGATCGAGGTTGATGATTTCCGCCGTGTTGGGCAGGTCCGGGAAGACCTGATAGGCCCGCTCCAGGGTGAAGCCGCGCACGTTGGTGATGATCACCCGCCCGTCTTTCAGCGCGGGCACGGCGTCATCCTGGATCGCGCCGGAGGTCTTGTAGGAGCCATTGGGGCCGTGGTGGATCTTGATCGACACGGATCACCTCCCAATGAACGGCACGAAGCGCATGCAGAAGCGCGTCGCCGCCGCGACCATGATGATGTTCAGCGCCTGCGGCACGCCGAAGAAGGCCAGCCCCGCCGCAATCGGCCCCGGCAGCGCGGCATACATGCTGCGGATCATCTGCGGCACGCCAAGACTGTCGATCAGTTCGCGGGCGGCGGTGTAGCTGACATCGATCAGCAGGATCAGGGTCTGGAGCGCGGCGTACATCGACGCCTTGGTGGCGACCACCAGGCCGTCGCGCACGAAGTCATAGATGCCTTGGGCGAAGAAATCCCAGATCCACTGGAAGAAGGCGATGATCTGATCGAGAAAACCGGAGAGCCATTCCATAGGGTCAGTCCTTCAGCAGAATGAGGGCAGCGATCAGCGCGGCCATTAGCAGCAGCGCCACGCGCAGGCTGGAGAGTTGGCCGGCGTAGTCGGAGATACAGAGGGAGTAGGACTTGCCCCAAATGGTCATGGACTCGCAGGGCAGTTGCCCGCCGCCTTCCGCCAGGTTGAGGTCGAAGGCACCCTTCATCTGGTCGACGTTGGCCTTCACCTTGGTCTTGAGTTCTTGCTTGGCTTCCTCGACCTTCTTTTCCCAGGTGGCGATGGCGTCATCCCAAGTGCCGGGCGTGGGCTCCTTGAGTTCGCCGCCAGGGCCTTCTGGGCCGGTGGAGCAGTTCTCTTTCGCCGGGTCGCAGGTGCCATTGCCATCGCCGCCCGTGCCGCTGCCGTCACCGTCGCCGCTACCATCGCCCCCGCCGTTGCCGTCCCCTCCCCCGCTGCCGTCACCATTGCCGGTGCCGCCGTCATTGCCGCCGCCGTTGTTGTTTCCACCGCCATTGCCATCGCCGTCGCCATCACCGCCCGGCGTGGTCGGGTCGGTTGGATCCGTGGGATCGGTCGGGGCCTTGACGCAGGTAGTTCCCGACCACGACCAGCCGGGCGGGCAGCCGGGGTCGTTCGGGTCGGAAGGATCGGTGTTCGGAGTGTCGGGCGGGTTCAGCGAATCGCCGGTCTGGGAGAAGGTGTAGGAGTCGGCACCGCAGCTTTGGCCGGTGCCCTTGAGGATGTAATTGCAGAAGCCGGTCGTGGTGGAGCCTTTGACCAAATAGCAACTGGCCGGGCTGGGATTGCCGCCATACTCACAGCTTTGATAGCAGGCGGTCGGGGCGCCGCCGTCACCGACATAGTTACGGCCTCCCGAGGTAACCACGGGCGAGTCCGGGCCTTTGGCCGGGAACAGTTCGCCTTCCTTGCATTCTTGCGGAGGCGACTTACAAACCCCGGTCGCCTTATCGTATTCCGTCCCCTCGGGACAGCTATCGCCATAGCGTCCGGCAGGACCATACCCGGCAGCAGTCTTGCCGGTTTCGTTGTTCGTGAACTCGCACCAAAACGAGGTCTGGTCACGGGCTTTCATAGACCCGGTGAAGGTGAACTCCCCAGGGCGTCCCGTGGCTTTGGCCCACGCCGCGCAAGCTGCCGAGGGCGAAGAAAAGCGTTCAGGCAGTGACTGAATTTTCCAGTAGTAATCCTCAGCCCTCGCCACCGTGGCAAAGAGAAGCATCAGAATCAGGCTCGCAAACTTCATCGTAAGACCCCACACAAAAAAGCCCCCTGCCGGAAACTCCGGAGGGGGCTTCCGCCTCGGTCTGTTCGGTTAGAAGAATTCGCCGGTCCGGTACCCGGTGATGAAGGCGCCGGCGAAGAACGCCCCCAACCACACCGACCAGAGCACCCGTTACGCCTTGCGCAACATGCTGTAGATCAGGCCGGCGACGGCCAGGATCACCAGGGCGCCGACGATGTAGCCGCCAATGGCCTTCATATCGCCCTGCCCATCGGTGATCGCCGATTCCACCGCGCTGGTGTCGATCACCCCGGCGAAGGCCGGCAGCGAAGTCGCGGCAGTGACGGAACCGGCGATGCACAGGTTGCGGAACGAGGCGACCGGGCTGAACTTGGCGATGCGTTGCTTCATTGCTTTCATGGTGTTTCCTCTCTACTTGGCTTTACGAAGAAGTGACGCGACCCAGCCAATCAAAAGCCCCGTCACGAACGATCCCAGGACGCCAGCGGCACCGATGCCGAAGGCTTCCGGGGAGAAACCACCGTTGACCAGGATGTCCACGTATCCAGCGGCCTCTGGCGGAATCAGGTAGGCCTGTTGCCATGCGAGTTCGCGACACGCCATGAAGCCCTCGGGGGTCGAGGTCCACGCGGTACACACCTGCACAGCGACAACGCCTGACATAGCAATCAGTCCTCAAACAGTCAGGGAGGCCGCTAGGCCGTCGATCCAGCCCCAGGCGTAGCCGGTGGCCAGACCTACCGCAAACAGCGAGAGATAGCGGAGCATCGCGGCCTCCTACGGCTTAGGCCTTGGCGTCCGGGGACTTGTCTTGTTTGTCCTGGCCCTGCGGCTGCTGGGCCGGGCGCGGGGCTTGGGCCTGTGCTTGCGGGCGGGCCGGGGCTTGGGCGGTCGGCGCGGTCGGCTTACCGCCCACGGCCAGCAGATCCACAAGGACTTGGGTATTGGTGATCCGACCGAAACGGTCTTGGGTCGGGCGGACCACGCTGGCGAACTTGCAGAGCACTGGCTGGCCTTCGAAGACGATGGCGTCCAGCAGGGTCGGCTCGATGTTGTATTCGCTGATCTCGAAGCCCTTGGCGTTGCCACGGGCGCCTTCCGGGATCGGGGCGATGGACTGGACCGAGGCGTAGATTTCCCCGGTCTTGGTCGAGGTGTAGGTGTCAGTCTTGGTGACCCACAGTTCGACGACGCCGCCTTGGGTTGCAAACATGTTCATCGGTGTTTCTCCTTCAATTCGCCTTTTTCGGCGTGAGTTGTCCCGCTGCTGCAAATTCGGCTGTTTCGCCTTCATTCAGCGGTGTTGGGTGAAAGTGATTTGTCGGGCGATCCCTTCGGGCCGGGCTCTATTCGCTAGCGAACCAAGCCAACCACGGGTGTTCGTCTCAGCCCATTCGAGTAACGGTCCCTATCGCAACGTCGTCGCCGACGGCCAAGGGAACGCTTCCCCTTGGAACCCGCAGAGCAACACCAAGGGCTCTGCCCTTGTCATCCCGCTCTTGCCGCCGAGGGCTCGGGAGCGCGGGGCGGAGAAGCTGCCCCACACTCCCAAGCGGAGGCTGTTTCAGGGGGGAGGCGTTCAAGGGTGCGCTGCGCCCGTGCTTCCGTTCGCCGGAACGGTGAAGCTGTTCCGACGAGCCGGGAGCGCGGCCCTTGACCGGATCGGCCACGGTGCGGGCGGCCTGGATCAGGCAGAGCAGGAGCAGCGCTTTCAGGGTCTTAGCGAGCATGGGTCAGCCCTCCAGTTGGAATGCTTCGCGCACGGGCACGAAGGGCGTAGGTTTCCCGCTGTCGTACACAACGTGCCAGTACTTCGGCGGACGCCGGGACGGGTCGTGTTTCGCGCAGAAGGAACGGGGACGGCAGAGCCAGCGGCCATCTTCCAGATAGGGCAGCCCAGGGGGCCGGCAATCCGGACACGGCGACGGGCTGTGCAATGGGATGGCCTGCCTTGCGGACCAGCACACAGAGCAGCCGCAGTCCGGGGCGTGGGTTTGGCGTAGGTAGTAGGGACTGGCGGCCATGGTTCATGCCCTCACCCCACGGATGCGATACACCTGCCGAGCGCGTTCGCGGGTCAGGCCGAAGGAGCGGCAAGCTTCTTCTTCAGTCGGGAAAACAGCCACCAACTCTTCGACCCAGCGTTGGCATTCCACGCGGGAAATGCCCTGATGGACGCGATGCCAGCGACGTTGCCGGGTCGGGCCGTGGAAAGTGCAAATCTCTACGAGGTACTTAGTCACCGTCGTAATCCCCCTGGCAGAAGATCGACTTACCCCGGTCGAGGTCGCGGCGGATGCGGTGCAGGTTCACCACGCGGCGACGGCCAATCTTGGCAGTCGGGATCGTCTTGGTTTCCACCCAGCCCCGCACCACGTCTTCCGTGATGTCTTCCAGGCCCAGCATCTGCGCGAAGACCGCCTGCGAGCAGAACGGCGCGGTGCGGAAGTCCGTGACCTTCTCCACAGCACCTGTGACGGTGAACCCCACTATTCCAGACTCTTCCATGGTTTTGCCCTATAATCGGATGATCCCAAACAAATTCACTGAAATAATTTCAGTGAACTGTTCAGGCGATAATAGACAAGCCCGGCGCCAATGGAAATAGTTTCAGAGAATATTTTTATAACTTTATGGAATCAATACAGAGCAGAGCTAGGACCTTAATAGATAAGGCTGGCATAGACCGCTTAGTGCGCCATGGCGAAATCAGTCACTCTCGCTGGCAAAGCGTTCGCTACAAGGACATCCGAATGAGCACCGAGGAATTAGAGGTGTTGCAAAGCCTTTTCCCTCACTATCGGCTTTGGCTCATTAGCGGAGAAGTAATGCCTGAGGCAGGGCAGGTGAGTCCTGACTTCGAAGAAGCCAGTCGAAACTTGGCCGGACAAAACGCGGGATAGCGATTACCGCAGAAATAGCTAAACGTTGGTATGCCCGAAGGACCGGAGGAGCGTAGCGATGATTCAGAATTTAAAAGAGATACTACGGAAGGAAAAGGCTATTACTTCCATCCCCCCAAGCTGAGAAAGAGTGCATGAATGTGAACTTAGAGAACGATATTACATTTCAGCGCATTCAAGCATGGATGCTACGAAGTAATTACTCTGGCGGTATAAGAAGAGTCGCTGGAATGAATGCCGCCCTTGCAACTGACGTGGGCATCGTACGCACTCAAAACCAAGACCGTGTAGTAATGGCACGTGGGAAGGACTTTAACGGGGACACATATCTTCTTGCTATACTGTGCGATGGAATGGGCGGGATGCAAGACGGCGAATACTGCGCAGCAACCACAATTGCATCATTCATATCCTCATTCATTAAAACTAGCCGCAAAGTAGGCATGGCAAATGACTGGCTGATAGAGTCTGCCATGGCAGCCAACCATGCACTCCATAAAAAATACTCCGGCACTGGTGGCGCGACTTTATCTTCAGTCCTTCTCAAACAAGACGGAAGAGCCTATTGGATAAATGTAGGCGACAGCAGAATATATCAGACAACACCGACTGAAGTAACTCAAATTACTCGCGACGACACCATAGCTGGCCAGCTTGGAAAAAATGAAGCGCCGTCATCTAGAACTTCTGAACTTTTACAATACATTGGCATTGGCGAAGTTCTAGAGCCCCATGTATCCAGACTGTCATTAGAAGGATCTTCATACATAGTTCTAACCAGCGATGGAATTCATTACCTGCAACCAGAAACCTTCAACAGCCTGATAACAAAATCCAAAGATCCTGGAACTTGCGCAAGAAGACTTATAGAAGTAGCAAAGTGGTGCAGCGGCCATGACAACTGCTCCACTGCAATTATTGAAGCTAGCACAGCAGAGAGTATAGGAAATATTAGAACCCTTCCTAGTCAATTCGACATATGGGACCCTTTCGGCGAACTTCAGCTATTTGATGAGCCCATAGAGCCAAATGAAACATCTATAAAATCGGAAAAAAATCGCCAAAGAAGAGTCATAACCCCCAAAGCAAGCGAGCATAGAAAAAAAATCAGAGCTACCGGAAAGACTAAAAAAACAGAAAAAACAAAAAAAGAATCTAGCGAAATTATACCGGAATTCAAGTCTGAGAAAGTCCCACAGCTGAAAATTTCTTTCCCCATCAAGGATGACTAG